TTTTAAATTTAATTATTTTTTTTTTATTCTTTTCCTTGGTTGTTAATCTTAAGAATGGGTTTAGAAAATTAAGCCAAGCGTCGTTATATTTGGGTAAAACAGTAAACACACCATCTTCCATCATCATTTTCATACAATTTTTATATGATCTACCCTCGGTGTCTAAACTATCATTAACTAGCGCTAGTATGTCTTGTCTAGCCTCGTCTGTTAGTATTGGTTCATCGAGGTTTACCATTTTATTATTTATATAAAAGAATTCCTCACCTAAAACACCTAATTTAGTTACTCCAGATAGGAAGTTTTGGATGATTTTATTTTCTTTATCTTTCTCGAAAATATCATCACCCATCTTTCTAACTTCTTCAAGTGTTAGTGTTTTTGTTTGAAAATCGGGGAAAAGAGTCAACAATCTTTTTATTCCAAGATTTCTAATACCGGCAATATTGTCAGATGGGTCACCGCACAATATTTTTACTAGTTTAACATTTTCAATAAGAATAGTTTCTTTGTCATATTCAATATTACTGTTTGGTTCATATAACTTACCATGTGATGGATTGTATAATGAAACATCTTTGTTTACTAGTTGAGCCAGATCTCGATCTGATGAATAAACGATTTTTTTCTCGTTAGGAGAATTGTGTGTGTAGTATGCGATACAATCATCAGACTCACAGTTGGCAAATTCACCTTGACGAACATATAATTCTTCAAGATAACGTTTGATTCGAGTTCTTTGATAATTGTAAGAGTTTTTTCCTTCTTCTGTTAATCTATTGGATCTACGATTTTCTTTATATTGAAAGTAGATTTTTTTTCGTTCTTGAGACGAATTTTCTCCGTCCCAAAAAACACAAATTTTATCCAAGTGATATGTTTCTAATGATTTTCTTAATGTATTAAGGAAGTGATATATTCCACCAATGTGTTCACCTTTATAAAAAAAGTTCTTACATCCGTAAAATCCAATCGTTAATAAATTGTCCCCATCGACTAATAGAACGGACATTTAATTTTTATTTATAGTTAAACAATACTATGACATATCTTCGTCATTTGCATCCGCAAAATCCGTTTCAGTAAATTCTATTTCTCCTTCACCAAATTCCCTTAAGACTTTATTCCAATAATCAGAATAATTCTTTTTATAATCGTCTAACGCTTCTTTAGTGTCGTGAATATATCCTTGTGGGACCGCAATAATCTTTCCATCTCTATATGCTAAACCATTTACGTGGTTCTTTAAAATAGAAATCTTAGTTCTGATTGCATACGTAACCTTTCTACCGCCTTTAACCGCATCAATGTGATTGATACCAGCTTTTTTCTGATTACCAAATAAGAAAACAATTGATGATGCTAACCAAACAGCTTCTCCGCCTTTTGCTTTAATTTCTGGTTGACCAAATGGATTATCCGGAAGTTCAACCCAAGGTTGGTTTACAACAATCATTGTAATATACAATGGGTTTTCTTTTGTTGGATAATCTTCTTTTTTAGACTTTGAAATTCTAGAATGTAAACCCAAGCCAATCTTGTCCGCTAATGCTGATGCATTGTGTTGTTTACCACCTTTACCTTCAAAGGTCATTTTACATGGAACAGATCCAACAGAATCCCAACAGATCAATAATGATTTATTAAGTTTCCCAGATGCTTGAGCATCAACTAATTTGTTGATGAACTCTGTAATTTCTTCGATATAATCGAATCCATCATTAAAGATGAAATTACCGTGCCATTCACCATCTTCATCTTGTTCTGCTTCAAGACCTAATTGAACCGCGTGTTCCCAATTCCATTTTTTCTCTGTAATAATGAACACAGGCAAATGACCTTTCTTTTGTGCATCAACAGCAGCTAAAATCATTGCAGTTGTTTTTGATGAGTTAGAATGCCCTAAGAACATATTAATTCCTCCCATAACAGGACCAGGCATACCACAAGCATCCAAGAACGCTTGACCACAATAGTAAAAGTTTGTTTCTTTATACTTTGTTTTTGTCGAAAACTCTTTTAAGATATCGTCTTCGTTAAATTGTTTTTTCTTAATACCAGCCATAAACTTGATTTTAAAATGGGTGGTAACTTAATACCACCCTTTAGTTTTATTAAAACGGCAAATCTTCATCCGCCTCATCATCTACTTGTGAATCAACAACTGGAGCAGATGGAGTACCACCTAAATCAACAGAAGCTTCTTCACCATACACCCATTTTTTAGTGTCTCCATTCCATTTAGGAACGTAACCCAAAGCAACCCCTTCCAAATACTCTACAGGCTTCTTAGAGTACACGTCTTCCCATGTAGTTGTATCATTCAACCAAGCATTCTTTTGTGCTTCATCTGCACTTAAAGGTGCTACATCATCAGGGAAAATCGCTGTAATGGTTGTGTATTCACCACCATTTGGCTTTTTAGAAAGGTTCATAGAAATCATCAAATCACGACCAGCGTCAGGATTTGTGATATCTCCTTTTAATTTCCATAGTGCAATGATCTTATCTAAAACACCATCTCTTTTACCACTATGTTTAAAACGCCAAAACTTAATACCGTCTTGTTCGTTTTCACGATCGACAACTTTAACAACATAGAATTTTCTTGGCTTGTAACCATAAGAAAGAGTTCTATCTGCTTCATTACCAGTCATTTGAAGTGCTTTATACACATCATTTAATGGCGATTTAACACCTCCGATAGTAGCATTTTGGCTCGGATCATATAATTTTACCCACTTACCATCAACTTGAACCTCGTGGAAATAAACTTCCACAAATGGAGTTCCACCATCTTTAGGGGGGACGATTCTAATTCTTTTCTCTCCTGATTGACTACCTTTAGGTAAAATTGGGGCAAAATACCTTTTTAAACGCTCTTCGTCGCTAACTCTTGGTTTAGAATTACCGGCCTGACTGTTTTTCTCGTACTGCGCCAGTACAAAATCTGTTACATTTGACATAATAATTGTTTTTAAGTTTTTAAATTACTTCTCTATCTAATATAAACAAAAAAAACCAGATTACAAAATCTGGTCTTTAAATTTTTAAAAAATATTTTAAACTACTCTAATGTCAAAAGATAAGCTAATTTGTTGATTTTTGCAAGGATCTCGTCTTTTAAGTTTAATAAGTCGGTATCTTTCTCTTGATCCAATTCGGTTGTAATTAAATAAAGTTTTCCTTTAAAATCTTGAAGGAACTCTACCATATTAATTTCTGACAAGTTTTTGTATACAATTGTGTTTGTTTTATTATCCACAGTGAATCTACCCCATTTACCCATGGCTACTTCTACATATTCATCAACCAATTCATCTAAGCTGTCATATATGTCACCAAAAGCAATGTGTCTAGCATACCCCTTAGTTTGCCAGTGCAATATTTTAAATTGCACCTGAGTAGATAAAAATGAGTTAATACTTGTACTGAGATTCATCTTGTGATGGATTAAATGTTTTTTCTATTTCATCTTGAGAATAATTTTCCACATCGCTCTTTGTTAAAATGTATTCATTTTTACCACTAGCTCTCATTTCACTTTGTTTGTTAGCAAAAAACTCTTGTGGTTTTTGATTAAAAGGATATGAATCTAAAGATCTCATTTCCAACTTTTCAACAGGCGTTGGTTCTTTTATGTTTTGGATTTGATTACCTAATTGGTCGATTTTAACTAAAATGCTATCCATTTGAGACAACTTTTGTTCTAATTCACCAAGTTTTGAAAATACATCATCCATCTTTTGAATAACTGCGCTGCTTTCTCCTTTAGTGTTTTCAAGATCATTTTTAATGTTTTTAGTCATATTAACCAAATCAGTAACATCAACTTCTTCAGTACTTGATTCTGGTTCTTCTATTGTCCCAGGAGCTGTGGCTGAAGCCGCATCTGGAGATGGAGGTAACGCTGGTGCCATATCACCAGGTGCTGGTGGCACTGGTAACTCTTCTTGTTCCATTATGTAATGCTTGCTCGCATTTCTGTTAATAGATTTGTATCTATTAATTTCATCTAATAATTTTTGCTCTAGCATAATTTTAATCTTGTAATAATTGTCTACCGTCTTCGGTAATATATTTTTTATTTATTCTTTCAACAATACCGTCTTTGCTTCTTAAAACATAGCATTCTCCGGTTTGTAAGTCACAAACCTCTTCTTCTTTACCATCTGTAGATACGCTCTTAACTGTTTTAGGGTTAAGGAATTGATCTACACTGTTTTTAAATTTATTATTTTCCATATTTTTATAATATATTACTATAAATATCCAGGTTTTTGGTAATTTTTAATTCATTTGAAAATAAACCAAGTCACCTTCGTTTAATTTAAGTTTTTTCATCAATCGGGAATTCATGGCGATTCCATAATTACCCAATTCTATTTTTGGACCGGAATGCACTATTCCGTCATATTTTCCATTGGTTGGGTCAATATTTGAAACTAAATCATAGTTGGTTCCTGTTTTAGGATTTGAAAATTTGATCGTTTTTGTATTAAGTGCTTCTTTTTCTTTACCTGTTGTATTAAGTCTAACAGCACAAAACTCATATAATGTTTCATTAATATCACCCCATGTTTTAACTAAATTAGGTGAAGATGTTAAATAAGAAATACCTAACATTTTATCATCATCATTTAATTTATATGTGTTTCCACCCATAAGTAAAACCCTAGCACGTAACCATTGATCTTTATCTCCCCTGTCAAATAATTGAACATATTTTTCTTCTGCTGTCTTTCCATGAGCATCGGTTAATTTAGCCCCATTATATGGTATTAGGTTTTTATAATAACCACTTTCTTTTACTAACTTTTTGTCAATATCTTCATTAAGCAATTGTGGACCTATATCTATAGTTACATTCCCCCCCTTGTTTTTAAAATCATAGGTTTTCTCTAATTTAACCTGATTATTTGCTTGTTGTTTTTTCTTAAGTGCCGCAGACAGAATTCTATTAAACAACGGTCTATAACTAGCAACGAATGAATCACTCATTTTTGGTAAACTACTATTTGAAATTCTTACACCTTTAAATGATGTTTCAACACTGTTTCCTTTTATTGAGTGATTAACTTCCATGATATAATATGTCCCGTGGAACATTGGTACATTCGATAAGTAGAAATACATGGTTGGTTGTATCATAACATCCCCCATCATAGTAACTTCACATTGATATGACGCTGTTTTATATATGTCAAATAATCCAATGTCAACTTGTGTGGTTCCACCACCACTTTGTGATCTAGCCAATCTTTCTTGAGCAACCGCACTTTCTGTTGTGTTTTTATATGTCGCTTGATCTAACGATATTGATTTAAACAATCCTTGACCTTGGTCACCAAAATTGATTTCAAAAGAAACCACTCTGTTTGATTTAGATATATCCGCATCCATGAATATCTTTGGTTCAACTAGTAATGGGTTGTTATTGGTATCGCTAATATCAAAACTATCGTTTTTAAATTTATATTCTTTACTGATTCTTTCCATATCCAAATACTTGGATGTGTTACCAATATGTTGTAAAATTATTTTTGGGCTTGACTCTTGGTAATCAACTTCTAAGTAGGTACCAAAAAGATTTCTTGCTAGGTTTTTAGAAGGTGTTATTCTTTTTTTATTAGATGTGTTTGTACCATAAAAATTTACATAAGCCGGAAGTGGCCTCATATCAAAATTGGTGCCCTGAATTAAAATAGAAATTGCGCTGTATAAATCAACTTTTGCATTTTTTTCATCAGATAATGATATTAATCTTTCTAGATTAATGAACGCCTCGTCACCAATGTCTCTATTTGCACGATCTAAAAACAAAAATTCTTCAATTAAACTTCTTTGTCCAATCGCGTTACCAGATATCCATTTATCGTTAAATGATTTAAAAAATTGATACGTATCTAATTTTAATGTTTTAGCTTCGTTGTAAGAATTATATATTGTAACAACGTTTGATTTTTTCTCATCACCTAAATCCGGGAACTTACCAATCAAACTGTCTAAAAATATTCTAAGTCTAGAATCGTTTGGATTAAAAATATTCGCAGTAAGATAATCAATGAATTTTTGATTTGTTGGAACAAATGTGTTTGGTGTTTTAACACTTTCAGATTTTACCCAACCAGCATAAATTCTAGCAAGTTCTCGATAATCATGTATGTTTTGTTCGTCAACTTTTATATCGTTAACCTCAAAAAAGTTAGCATATATATGAGTGATTCCACTATAATATTGTTGTTCATAGATATTTTCTCCAATGTATAACAACATATACTTGTAATTTTGTGCAGTTAATTGACTACTAAAAAACTGCGGCTCTCTGAAATTACTAGCATTATTTAATAATTCAATATATTGTTTTGTTACACCAGTATATAAAGCATTGCTGTATTTTTTAGGTCTTGTTCTTTCAATTAATTTATATAATAAATTATTGTCTATTTGTTTAGCGTTACCTAGTGTTACTTGTTTAAGGTTTTTCTTCTCTAATAATTTATTCGTAATTAATTCTAATTTCTTTACTTGTGCATCATATAGTTGTTTACCATAATTGTCACTAGATAGTGTTATACCATCTTTAGGTACACTAGATATTTCTTTTAAAATTTCTTGGAACATGTCATAATCATGCGTTGTTCCAATTTTATCTCCAATACCAAAATCTAAAGACGCAAATTTTATAAACATCTTTTCAAACTCATCCAATAAAGTTGGGCTAAACGTCGCAATTAGGTCCATTACTTTTTTCTTATTTCCATTTAATGAAAATAACCCGGCTTCGTCCTCTAGTTTCTCATAATATGTTGGAAAAGTCACTCCACTAAAAATTGGTGTGGTCATATATTCAAATGACGAACCTAATATAAGTCTAAAAGAATCTTGTTCAACATCATAAAATCTACCAGTACCTATTGCTATCTGAGGAGTACTTCCATTTGATGGTAATATTGTATATCGATTATCTTCAGTTGTAAAAACCGAATTGTCTATGATAGATGTTAATAACGCTTCATTACCAATACTTGGTTTTTTATACTTAATTGTATTAATACCATTTGTTGTTGTTGCAACATATAATGCACTTGATAAGTTGGCTTCGGCTGTTGTGGTTGTATACCCAGATGGGTTAAAGAAACTATAACCATTAACTATCTGATGATAAACACCGTGATAATATGGATACAATCCCGCGAATCTATTTGCAGACATTGTAACCCCACTTAGTGCTTGTGTTACCCCACTTAAATTAAGTGTAGTGTTTGTATTGTTGTCAAAAAAACTTTTTGTATTGATTGGAGCGGTGATTCCAGATATAATATCAACACCTTCTAAAATATACTTTTTATATCTGTGATAAATTGACCCCCATTTTAATAATAAATGATATGGCACATAATGTGTTGAACCGATCTCTCTAAATAAAGTTGACATTAGAACAGAATTGTTATTCGTAGTCTCATCAAATGTTATTTTATCATCTAAATCTTTATATGGTAATGAATTCAATAAAAGGTACGCAGATCCTGTATATCTTTCAACGGCACCGCCTTTAAAGAAATCACTAAAAAGTTGCTTATGAAAATAAGGTGTGTTTAAGATATTTCTAGTTACCCCGCTTATTTTAAGCTCTTTAGAAAACATATTTTTTCTATAATCTTTTTCTACCCAAGCTTGTGGATCGACTGGAGAACTTATAAAGTTACCATCTTTACCAACAAATAATGTTTTATTAAAATTATAATCTTTATTTGTTATAGGTTTTCCGCCAACATATGTTTTATACTTCTCTGTGTTAAATGGAAAAACATTAAATCTATATGTTTCTACTTTGTAATCATTAATAGATGATTGTAATTGTTCGTAGTTTGTATCTAATTTATATGTATAAGTTACGTCGTTATAATCCGTTATATCAAAATCAATATCAAGTAATTCCTTGATATAATCTACTGTCGCTAATTTATCTAAGAAATATGGGTATCTATCATTTGGAGAACTTGTTCTCAT